CAGCACTTCTTCTAAATGCGTTCTGTAGTTGTTGTATTGTTGTTGGCTGACCTGGATTGATTGATGGGTCCCAATATGAACCCGGAATTGTGGACACCGGTAAAATACTTCCTGCCAATCTTAATGCAAAATCAGTTGCAGCTAATATTGGGTTACTTGGTACTGTAATCTGCCAATTTGGTTCTAATAATGGTACTCTCCCTGTAATCAGATTTAAAACATCATTACCACTATCAACATTGAAAAGATTAACTCTACCTAAAGTATTTTGTCTAATTTGAGTTGCAATTCTTTCCTCGAAAGATTTTCTAAGTGTTTGTGCACCTAATTTAGCAATAAATGAGTCTTGACTCAAAAGACCATTACTTCCTATTGGGTCGCGAGATAGTAAAATTCCAACCGCTGGATATATTGAAGGTAAGAACGTTGTTGGATAGGGTTGGTTGTTATAGAGTCTTGTTCCCCCCACAACGAAGTCGGGTTGTGTAATATATTCACCGCTATCTAAAAGTGATTCAGAACCATTAGAATAAGCATTAACTGTCTTCCATCTTAATGATTCAGGTTGTGCTTGTGATAGTATTTTGGCATCTTGTTGTCCCGGTCCGTATTCACCCTGATTGGATTTTGTATTTGTAAGTCCGTTTGGGTCTGGAACTTGTTTGTATCCTCCATCCGAACCCCATTGATTCAGAGGATATAGTCTATTCGCCAAACTTGGTTCATCTATAAGTTGGTCAGGACTATCTTGTACTGAAGTATCGGATTGAATATATTCAGTGTCAATCGGTAAGGAGGGTCTGTTTGGCGCTTTTGCATATGGCGTCAAATTCCTTGTAATCAATTTTTTTCTGAATCCTGATGATGATGTAAGTTCTAATAGACTAGGCATTCAATCTTTTTATATAAATACGTTACTGATAAATTTTTCGTATTGTTCTTTAACTTGGTTTCTTAAGATTAGGTCCTTTTGACTGCTCGATAAATTTGAGTTGTGCGTTTGAGAAACCTACTTTTCTAACTTCTTCAGTGAATGTTTTGACAATTTCTTGTTTTTGTGCCTCGGTAAATGTTTGGTTTCCTTGTATATTCAAATCAACCTTAAGAACACCAAATTCTACTTTCGTTGTGCTTTGTAAACCATACTGTTGTGCGGTCTTGCTGACAACCTCTTGTGCTTGAGTTGCCTTTTCTTTTGTTATTGCTTGTTGAGCGGCTACACCGGTTGTTGTCTTGTCAATCCCTGGAATTGAACCTAAAAATTTTGCTCCAGCTCTTTCAACTGGATTTGTTTTGTCCAACTTACCTTCAGCAGTTTTTATCGCACTTTTGAAAGCTGTTGTCAATTCTTTTTGAACAGATTCCAATCCATCTCCAAAAGAAGTCATGTATTTTTGTAAAACCTCTAACTTGTTTTTCTTTGGGTCCATCAAGTCTTCTGTCATACCACCAATTCCCTTCATGAAGGCCTCGGTTTTTTCTCTTACATCTTTAGTACCCTTTATTTTAGATACTTCACCACCCAAAATATCAATAAAGTTTCTAGCACCTTCAAATCCTCTTTGGATTGGAGTTGCTGTTGCAACACCTCCCACAACTTTATTTCTTATTGCAGACAAATCAGCCTCGATTGTTTCAGTCATATTCATCTGACTTCTTGCAATCTCTTCTAGTGTTTGTGGACCCTCTTTTTGTTGTCTTATTAATTCATCAAATTCGTCTTGGTTAAGTTTCTGTAATTCTTTCTTTGTTCCGTCTTTAAGGGTTACTTCATATGTACCCTCTTTTGTCATGGTTGCAATATTTGCAAGATATTGTTTGTCTTCTTCGCTTGCTATTTTCAGACCCGCACCACTCACCGCAGATAATCTTCTGTCCAATTCCGCAGAAGCCAATGCCATTTTGGACATCTCTTGTGCACTAACACCAGTTTGCTTACCTATCTCTCTTAGAGTGAGTACTCCCTGTGGATTGATTTTGAATGTCTTTGTTTGCTCATCAAAATAACTAAATTGTTTTGCAACGTCAGCCAAACTATTTTGTAAACCTGATGGGTCATTAATTGATTGATTCATCAATTGGAATGGGTCAACCAAATTTCCCGCAGAGACTCCGAGTCTTTGAAATGCAGATGCAACTTCGATTGCTCCATCGGGGTCTAATACTCTTTCTGCCAAAGTAAAAGTTTGGGACATATCAAACCTTAACATTGATGCTTGCGCCGCCATCTTCGTCAATCCAAGAACTCCACCTTCGAATTGGTACCTGTTGAGTTGTTCCATGTTGGCCTGCATATCACCAACCACCTCTTTAGCGTTTCCACCTATACTTTGAACATATCTAACCGATTTACTAAGATTATCTCCAATATCATTAATGGCATATCCAGTATTTAAAAATGAATTAGACAGGTCTTTTGCACTTAAACCTAAAACTTTACTTGCTGCAAATAGTTGTTCAACTTGTTCAGTGGTGGCTATTACATTCCTTCTTGAGGCTTCAGCAACATCTGACATAATTGAAGTCACATCCGAAAGTTCACCATGTAATCTCATTACATTTGGTAAAGCGTCAGCCGCGGCTTGGCTTAATTCAATCATCCTCTGTCTTCCTTGGGTGAAGACTTTATTTACAATTGTTGCTGATTCGGATAGTCTTGTAATTGCTGAAGCAAACTCCTCTAGTTTGGGAATGCTTACCGCCTCACCTACTTTACCTAGAAAACCTTCGGGAGTATCAATACCACCCGATTGTGAACCAAAATCTGATTGCATATCTTAATTAATATTATATAAATACAAAAGGACTGAATTTTCAGTCCTTTTTATTATCTTCGAGCCATTTATCCAACAGGTATTTCCTTACAAACAACGGCATCTTTTCAAAATCACCCCAACTTACACCGAGTAATCTATTCAAATAATAGAACTCATCAATTTGTCCTTTTCTATAATCCGAAGAAAGGACGAAAAAATTCAACCCCAAAACCAACATTCGCTGTTAGTTTTTCTCCTGATGGGGCAATTACTTCTTTTGTCATATCCAATCTTGGTTCATTTTCGTTCATAAATTTTCTGATGTACTTTGAATCCATAATTGGCATACTCTCAACGAATTTGACAATTTCTATTTTATCGGTTGACCCGTTCACTTCAATTATTTCTTTATTTAGTCTTAAAGTGACTTTCGGTGCTGGTCTTCCCTGTGGATATGTGTCTACGATTTTTTGAATCTCGTTGATTTCCCCATAACACAATGGTTTCAATTTCACTATCGCGTTAGACTTTGGGAGTGTCGTCATAAATGTTCCATCCTCCTCGGGTTTCTGACCCTTAATTATTGATAGTTGGTCTAACACAACAGTTGCTTGGAATTGTTTCCTTGTTTGTGGGTCTGTAAGGGTTAAACTAACCTCAGGACCAAATCCAGTGTTTCTTAAAAACACCAAAATAGCCTCAACATCACCCTCCAATAAATCTTCGATTCTCATGTCTGGTTCATACAACTTATTTCTTAAAAGAGTTGTTGTTGTATCGAGTCCACCAGCCATCAGAATGTTTTCATCTGCTGCGGTCAAATATCCAACCTTAACTGATTTCTTTTTGTTTTTATAAAATAACCCTTCCGAAGGAAGAGGTACTATGTCATGAGGAAGTGTCAAATTTTGTTGACCGTATTGTCTTGCTTGTTCGTCCATATAAAAAAAATAACCGTATAGTTTATGTCTATACGGTTAAATATAAAAGGTCTTAATTTTATATAAAGAGTATTAGTAAACTAACACACATCTATCCATTCTCAACTGTGCAGAAATATCAGCTAAAGCGTCTTGAGAATAACTCAAACTCCCGAAGTTTACATCTGTTAGGAATGTTCCATAAAGAATCCACTTTTCTACAACAACACCTGTTGGGTCCAACATCTCGAGGTCAATGTCTTTTTTGTAACCTGCAGCATAACCCATACGACCTGTCACAGATTCTGCATGTAAACGAACCCACTCCATTAGTGCCTGAGCTGCAGATGGACCGATTGGGTCTCTGAACTTTACAGTAATTGGGTCCCAATTGAATCTTCCCGCAACAAATGTTGACGTGTTAAGGAATTGGATTTCTGTTGAATTTATCTTGATAGATGGTCTTGCAGCAGATTCTACGAACCACTCGTTAATACCTAAACTTGACGGAAACCTTAGAATGAATCGATTCTGACGTTTCGGTTCGTAAGGTATGGGCATTTTCATCAGTAAATCAGCCATATAATTAATTTTTTGTTTCTTTGTTTATATATGTTATAAATATAGTCTGTTAGAAAATATTTCTCTTTACTTTAATTTTTAAAAAAAGTATTCTTATTGCACTTCCTTCTTAATTCCACCAGCAGTAGAATAAGTTTTTACTAAATTATCTGGTTTATCTTTAAAAGCTTTTCTCATTACTTCTACATTTTTAGGGTCATCGTCTGAGAAACCAATCATAGGTTTTGTAGGAACAAATTTATTTCCTATATCATTTTTTAACCAGGCTCTTTTGTTAAGTACCGCAGCCATACCTTTAATATAATCCACAAAATCATTCATTGCTCTCACCTTAGCTTCTTCGGGATTTGTGGCACCACTTTCGTCTCCAAAAGAAACGGGATGGTATTTGTTAAGTGACAAGTAAGTATCGATTAATTCTTTATCCGACATTTCTTCGTCTCCTACAAAAGACCTGTATTTTCTTAAATTTTTTATAAGTTCATCTTTGGAAATTCCTTCAAAATCATTTACGATGTAGTTGTAAACCGCCTCTTTAAGAGTGTTGGGATTATGTCCGCGGGCTGTGATGATTGAAAATATTGAACCGTTATTTATCGCTTCTCTAAAATCATCAAACGCTGGTCCTTTCTTCGCCTTCATAGCATCAACTAAAAAGTCTTTGTCACCCTCCGTTCTAAAGTTTCTGAAAGGGTTTTCACTGAATCCCACAATATTGTGACCTTTGTAATTGAAGTCTTCTTTACCAACCATATGTCTGTATTCGGCAAAGTCCTCTGTTGACATACCCACTTCTTCACCATTATCATCTTTAAGAATAATCTTTGTTGGCATGTGAACTATGTTGTCATCCCAATCAAACGCATAATATTTTAAATCTGGTGTTTTTTCGTCTTTAAAACCCTCTATTAAAGTCTTCTTCATAATTGGCTGAAAAAAGGGGGACTAGGTCCCCCGTTTTTTTAGATATTTTCAAACGAAGCTCCTGTCGGTGTGATAAAGAATTCTATATCTATGAATTCAAGAGCTTTCGTTGGTTTAAGGTAAATTTTACCTGTAAGTGTATTTCTATCCAAATCTTCAGGTGAGGAAGAAACAGTCACACGGAAATCGTAAAGACCTCTATCTCTTCTGATTGAATCAAGGATTGGGTTTACACTATCCAAGAACTGTTGTCTAACGACTTGGTCGTTTTGTTCAAACAACAATCTTACAGCTACTGCGGAAATCAACTTACGAGCCTGTAACAATAATCTTCTTACGTTAAGTCTGTTAAGAGCTGTGTCAGCAACTTGAAGTGTTTTATTACCCCAAATTACAGTTCCTACATCAGCAAAAGTTGCGATTGGATTGATTCTACCTTGATAAAGAGTATCTCTATCTTCTTGAGTCAACTTCAATCTAGCTTTTACAGAATTGACAAGACCTCTTGTGTAACCCGCTGATGCGAACCATGGGAAAGAGATGTTGTCTGTAAGAGCCAAGTTTCTACAAACTTCACCAGTTGGTGGTAAGTAAATTTGTGTATTATTTACAGTATCTCTCACTAATATCCACGGATAATAAGTTGCAGTGTAGTTTGAATCTATCCCAGTATTATCAAGATTATCTACCGCTTCTTGAGGGTAAATTATATCTAATGAATTTGTTCCATCAGGAGTAAACATTTGATAGTCAGGTGTAGTTGCAATGTAAACAGAGTCAGCTCTTTGGTATTGAATCATATCAATTGCTTCCTCAACAAGATTTGAGTTGTTATAATAATCTATACTTGTAGTTGCGAAAACGTTAATGTTTGTAGCTTCAGGATTTCTATATGTTAGAATACCTAGTAAATAAGCATAATAGTCTGTGTTCGCAAAATCCTGAGTGTTGTTTTCCACAACTATTCTTTTGAATAGACCTTGTCCTGTTGCCGTCGGGTATCTTGAAGATGCTGAAGCACCTGCCAAATAACCTGAAGCTCCGAGTTGGAATCTATCTTGGTTAGTTCTGTACTCTCTATAAATGTCCCAACCATCAAATCCACCAGCAAAACACACTGTGTATTTTCTTGAGTAGATAAAATAGTAAGGATTTTCCTGTGTTTCAGGGTCAAATCTGAAGTCAGCAACTCCACATTCAAACGCTGGTGTTCCACTTGTTTGATATACATTCCCAATAGTTACTACAGTAGCACCTGAGTCCATATGGAAACCTTTTGATAAGTAATTCCAAGTAGCACCCTCAACAGGAACAGGAGAAACAATCCAATTTAATGGGGTTTGTTTTCCTTTATATGTTAATAACGATTCATCTACCCCGAATTGAGTTGAAAAACCTAAATAAGTTCTTCTTACAACATCGCCAGCAGATTCAACTGTGTTGTCACCACCAGAGGAAACTCCAAAAGGTGGATTATATATTACTTCACCTGGAAAGTAGTATTTTGTTTTAAACTTAGGTACAGGTGAAGGATTAAGTGTGGATGCATATTCTCTTTGAGTATAACCGTAGAAACCACAAGGTAATGCATCTATTGGTGCTTCATCAGACATTTCAACCATAATGAATTTAGAAATAAGAGCAAACTCTCCGTTTGATGAACCAATTTTCTTAGCAACGAAGTTGTTAGATGATGGGTCCATTGTACAGTTTGTAAACTTCTCAATTACAACAGGATTTGCGTCAGTATCGAAGAAATTTCTAACTAACACATCAAATGTCATGTTGTTGAATGATAAGTTTGATATTGAAACCTTAACCTCTACATTCGCAGAATCTCCATCAGAAATAGAAATGAATCTGAATAGTTTGTAAACTTTATTACCTCTCAACTCAGACACCAAGAAAGGAGTCATCGGAGATTGGTATTTTTCTAAATTGTATGCGATAGAGCTTGGGTTTTCAGTTCTAGCACCAGGTAGTCCTATTAACTCACAATCCAAACCACGAATATAACTTTGATTATAAGCGTAAGCTAAAGAAGCCGGATAAACCTCCTCAACATAAACAGGAACCTCTTGTCTTGATTTTCCGAAATTGTCTACACCCAAAACTTTAGTGATGAACTTAGACGATAAAGCCGAAAGTGAAACCTCAAAACTGAAGTTGTCATTATCTTTCGTAACACCAGATAATAAGAATGTCTCATATGGATTCATGGAAACACCTGAGTATTGTCCTGAACAAACCATTGTAAGTGCACTTAAACCTGAAACAGTCCCACCTGAATTTACTTCATAAATCGGACCGTGAGCGTTACTTAAAGCATTATTCTCATAAAGAGATATACCTCTCGAACGGATAGTTGCAACAACCATGTTATTATATTCACTAAACGCAGTACCTGACCACGTATAAACATTTCCTGAAACAGTCCCCGAGAAAGAATCTGACGAACCTGTAATGAAAGATGATATTACATAATCCATTGAATAACCTGAGTAGTTATTTCCACTGTAGTTATTAAAGTTTGCATAGAACCAAGCGTCATTACTTCCACTTGTTAAATCATTAGTAGCTAAATTAATACTCTCACAATTATATACGTTTACTAAATTACGACCAGTAGAAAGAAGATAAAAATCACTTTCAGGGATTGCTCCATAAACATTTGCAGTAGTTGAAGACAATGAATTTGTTTCAATAATATCTTGACAAAATCCTAAAATATCTGCTTGGATACTTGAAGTACTTCCGTCATTCAATCTATATTGAGAATTGATTGAGTTATTAAATTGTGAAGGAAAAGAATTTTGGAAAAAAATTGTATTCCCAGAAGAACTTCCCGTAAAATTTACCGTAAAAGGAGTTGCAGTCGCTGGATTGAGTCCAACTGTTGTTGGGTCTACGTTCGCCACAACTTTAATACTCCAAGAAGGACCCGCGTCATAACCAGATAAACCAAGGATTCTTGTAACAAACAATTGATTAGATTGTTGTAAGTAAGATTTGGCTATGTATGCCGCTTCGTATTTAGGGATTTGTGTGTTGACGAATTTTGTTGGTTCAGTACCTCCGAAGTATGCCTGAAACTCATCATAGTTTGTGATGAAAATCGGTTCAAACGCAGGACCTTTTATTGTTTCTCCAACTAAACCTAACGTTGTTACACCCACACTCTGTGCCACGAACGATAAATCCGTTTCAGAGGTATAAACACCAGGTGAAACATAAACTTTTTGATTTGCTTGTGCTGTTGCCATTATTAAATTATTCTATGCAGATTTATTTTATTGATAAATATTCATTAGTGAATGAAAAAACTTGACTTTTGAATATCTATTTGTAAAAGGGGAGAATAAATTCTGCCTTTTTTCTACCTATGAAAAACAAGAAAGAAATAAAGAATATCAAGATTGCACCGGAAGTTCATGAAGTACTAAAAAAGTATTGTGATAAGAGGGGTATTAAAATATATAAGTTCTTAGAAAATTTAATCTTAGAAAAGTGTGTAGAAAAGAAAGATGTGTACGGTGAAAACTAAACTAACTTACTATCGAACTTAATATATCCCTCTTGAGTGTTGTCTTGTTTCGTGACTGTGATTGTCAATATATCGTTAGTAGTAATTTGTATTAAATTAACATCCGAACCAAAATAGTCCCCATTTATAAAAACATCGAAAGTACTGATATTCTCCGAACCAATCCACGTCATATCTGCAGTGAAATCAATAAATTCAGATAGTGTGTTATTTCCCACAACATATTGAAAATTAGAAAGAAACTCATCGGGATTCTCAGGAAACTTTTTTCTTTTTTTACACAACTTTGAATTATCTAATTCCATAATCAGAGCAACCCTTGCAATAGCA